CGAGACAGGCACCACAACGACATCAGTAGAGGAAGCCATCCCAGAAACGACGCTTCCCGAAGAAATAACCACGACAGATGAAACATACCCCGACACTACAGAAGAACCAGTCGTAGACACAACCCTGCCAGAAGAGCCTGAGACACCCCTAGAAGCCCCCCTAAGCGACGAAGAAGTGGATACGCTAATAGCAGAGGCAGAAACCACAGAAGCCCTCGTAGAAGCCCTAGCCGAACTCACCCCTGAACAGGTTGAACAGGTCGTGGAATCCCTACTCGCTGAGGAACCATCACAAGAACAGGCAACCGCGCTCGCGTCCAGCCCCGAAGTCCTAGCCGTCATCAGCACCGAACAAGCACAACAAATCTTTGAAGCCCTAGACGTGGCAGAACTCTCCGATGCACAGACCGAAGAACTCATCGCAGCAATCGAATCCGCACCTACCGAAATCCGTGAAGAATTTGAGGACACCATCGACATCTTCGGCGAAGGCTTGGACGACTACACCCCTGTCGGCTCCACCATCCCAGTCGGAGAACGCCGCACCCTTATCGCCGTCACAGCAGGGATAACCCTCGCCGCCGCAGGTACTAGAATTAGACGCTAATGAGAAAGTTCTTGGACTACCTAGCAGATAACGCATGGACATGGGCAGGTACAGGCATGGTCCTGATTACCCTCTCTGGTCCTACCTTAAGACAGGCAACCCTTATCACAGGCGTTGTTGTTTTGGTACACTCAATACTCACACTCTCAAAGAAAGACTAGTCATGGCAAAACTTCAGAACATCATCTTCCGTATCGTTGCACTCTTTGGCTCATCCGCACTCGCAGCAGTTGCAGGTGGAGCAATCATCGGCGTAGAACTATGGAAGTCAGCAGCACTCGCTGGCATCATGGCATGCGCACAGGTTGTTGAGAAGTTGTTGCGCTTCAGCGTTGACGGTTCCCTCAGCAAAGAGGAAATCGAACTTGCATTCACAGGTGCAGTTAAGGCTAAGCCTGAAGTTTCCGAGTAATGGCGTTAAAGAAAAAGGTAGGCAACGACCTACCAATCATCGATGTTAAACTCTGTTCGTGTCTTAAGAACGCGAAGCCTGGTGAACTCGCTCCGAAACTTCTTCGCAAGATTGAAGGTAAAGGAATGTTGCACCATTGCGCCGCAGACGCATACGAAGCAATGGATGCGGCAGCAAACGCTGAAGGAATTGACCTTAGTCCGACAAGCCCAGCGGATACATACCGCACTTTGGCGGTTCAAGAGTACGGATTCTTCCAGCGATACACCACAGATGTAATTGCAGGTCAGAAGCCTCGCGTGTATCAGGGCAAAGCGTGGTATCTGAAGAAGGGCATGGCGATGTTGGCGGTGCCTGGTACCTCGAAGCATAACCTCGGCATTGCCATTGACATTGCTAACGCCAGCGAACCGAAGCGTCTTGCATGGTTGAAAGCTAACGCTGTGTCGTTTGGTTTCTCATGGGAAGTAGTGCCAAGCGAACCATGGCATTTGCGTTACGTTTGTGGTGATGCAAAACCGCAACGTGTTCTTGATTATCTTGCGAGTAAAGTAGCCTGATGTGGATACTGGGATTGCCTCTATTGGGGTTGCTGTTATTACTGGTTTTTTTGGTCTGCTAACTATTCTTTTGCAGAGACTAAAAAAAGAAAACACCAAAGACCACGAGATAGTCATGGGGATGTTGAAGATGGTGTACAAGAAGCAGGGTTCTGTTGAGTACAAGATTGACAAAGTGTCTGACCAATTGGGTGACCATTTAAAAAATCACAAAAAGTAATCGCAAGACAATTCGTCGGGCTGGTATCTTAGTCGGTCCTATGACACCGCAAACACTAGAAACAATCCGCAAATATCTAGTAACCGCAAGGGTTCCACGCCCACAAGAAGACGAATTCTTTCAAGCTTTAGCTGAACTTGACCGCCTGATATACAAGGTCAGAACCCCTCAGCATCAGGCAGCCTGACTAGACTTGGCGCATGGAAGAAGGGCGTAAGTACCCGATAATTTTAGTGACATGGGCTGATACCCACATGTCTCAGGGCGGATGGCTTGACCTATTAGAATACGAAGACGACGGAGAGTGCATCGTCTCATCAGTAGGTTTCCATGTTCCCGTTGGAGAACCTGGCTCGAAAGACAAACACGTTACCTTATGGCAAAGCTTCTCAAAAGACGAAGCAATACACGCTGTGCATATCCCTGTTGGCATGGTAAGGGAATTAAAAATTCTGCAAGATAATACTTGACATACGGTATTACTATCGGATAAGGTAGACCGCAAGGGAAACAACACGAAGGGAAAACATGCAAATCAACAGATACCGCATAACTAAAAACGAACACGGTGGACAAGACTGGTTAAGTGACCGCTTCTGGGATGCAAAGAAACGCAAACGTGTTTCAGCATCAGCAGTAGCTGCCATCTACGGGCTACACCCATTTGTTCCAATGGACAAGTACGCTGCCGAACTGTTAGGTGACATACCCCCTGCACCTATCGAACCAACATGGGCAATGACCCGTGGCAACGACCTTGAACCACTCTGCATCAAATGGGCGATAGACAAAACAGGCATACCGTTTACCACACCTGAAGAAATGTTTGTTGCAGAAACAAACAACGGTGCGCGAATGATTGCCACACTCGACGGCTTTTATGAGAACGGTGACGAGCGAAAGATTCTGGAAATCAAAACCTCATCACGCCCATGGGAAGGTGAACTACCTGACTACTGGCGCATCCAAGGAATCCAGCAAGCCATCTGCGCTGACACAAACCTCGTCACATGGGGAGTGTTCGATAACACGATGAGCCTGTACATCTATGAGCAACACATCAGCGATGGTGAGAAACAAGAACATTGTGATGCTGTAGCCAAATGGTTGTCCGCTATCGACATGGACATGACACCAGAAGGTGTGAACTGGTCATATGAAACCATCACTAGCCGCTACCAAAAGGTAGAACACACAGCGATAGAACTACCAGTCACCGCCAAGGAACTCGTAGCACAACTGAAGCATGTCAAGTCAGAAGCTAAGTCTCTAGCAGAACTTGAAGACAAACTGAAGGCTGAACTGTGTGAGTTGATTGGACCTAACGAAGTTGCTACGGTGGATGGGACAATCATTGCAACATGGAAGGGACGCACATGGGAATCGTTGGACATCAAACGATTGAAAGCCATGGAACCTGAAGTCGCAGCAAAATATAGTAAGCCAACAACAACACGAACACTTCTCTTGAAGGGAGAACGATAATGGAAGAACAAGCAATCAAAGAAGCACTACTCGATGTACTACACAAGCATGGTGTACCTGACAAATCAATCGTCGGCAAACTACCACGCGGTGGAGGTTCGCTCGATTTTGTCGGGCATGCGGAAATTACAAAAATTCTTATCGAGGTCGACCCACTATGGTCATGGCAACCATGTGGTTGGACTGATGGACGACCAGCAATTCATGTAGTCAATGGGATGGCTGTGATGTGGGGAATCCTCACCGTCCACGGCAAAGACATCATCGGTGTTGGCTCAGTCAAACACGACAAAGCTGAACTTGACAAAGAACTTATTGGAGATTTCCTACGCAACGCCGCAATGCGTTTCGGTATCTCGCTATCCCTGTGGAGCAAACAGGAATGGGAAGGACAAGAAATAGCGGGGAAGGTACAGACCAACAGCAAGGTAGCGAATCCGCTTGCTACCAAACCTGCTGAACCTTCTCCCGTGAACGAAGACAAACCGTTGACACAGCAACAAGTGAAACAGTTTGTTGATGCATGCGACAAGATTGGGTTAGACCCAGCCATCGTTGCATCGAAAGCCAAGCTCAACTGGGATGGGGTAATCATGCAGTCACAGCTACCTGTGTTGCGTGACGCTTTCACCGCTATGAAGAACGAGGGTGGTAACTAATGGCGGCGAAACGCACAGTAGACCCGACAGGTTCAGCACCGTCAACCAAGATGGTGTCAATGCGCCTGACTGCACACCAACTATCATGGGTTGAAACGATATGCAAGGCGCGGGGATGGTCGCGTAGCGCACTGTTCCGTTTGCTATTGGACGAGGAGGTACAGCGTGTCGAAGGAACGAGCCAAGGGAACTAACTTCGAGACATTCATTGTCAACTATCTAAAAAACTTTTATCCTTTTGTTGAGCGTCGCACATTGCAAGGCACATTAGATAAGGGCGACATCGCAGGTACTGACCCTCGTCTCGTGTGGGAGTGCAAGAACCATAAGACACTCAACTTTTCTGGGTGGTTGCATGAAGCTGAGAACGAACGCCGTAATGCTGGCGCAGAGATTGGGATTGTGGTGGCGAAGCGTCGCAACTACGGTAACCCTGCTGACCAGTATGCGCTGTTGCGTTTAGATGACCTAATGAAAATACTAAAACAGGCAGGCTACTAATGGTTGAGCGTACCGAAGGGTACGAACCATCACATGACATCAAACAATTCGACTTCACAAAAGACTTAGCGTTCGGTCACCAAGGTGAAGAACTTGTAACACAGTTCCTTGAAGACCTAAGCAAAGGCTCATTCGAAGTAAAGTTTGACCGCTTCCGCAACGGACGCATCTTCGTAGAGTTCGAACAGAACCCGCGTGACACAGGATGGAAGCCATCAGGGATAGCCACTACTAAAGCCAAATGGTGGGTGTATTTGTTCTCACCCAATGCATTTGTTATAATTGAAACCAGCAGGCTACGCCGATACATAAAAGCAAACGTCGAGAGATTACAAATCCGAACGGCAGCCGCAGACTCCACAAATCCCGCGAAAGGATTTCTCATATACCCAGAGCAAGTCAAGGAGTTGATGTCAGTATCCACCTACGATTAGGAGAAACAATGTTAAAGATTTTTGTAGCAACACTTATAGGTTTAGGGGTAGCAGGGGGAACGGTAGCGATGGCACAAGCACCAACAGAGACGACGACAGGAACGCCATCCGCAACCAGCAATGTTCGTTTAGTAAGGGAAGAACCACTACCTATTCCAGCTGACGCTAAAGTCCCCCAATGGTGGGCGTTGGCACGGCAGGTTGGTTGGAAGGAAGACGCTATGCAAACCCTCGACTACCTGATTTTTAGGGAGAGCCGTGGGCTGAATCGTTCTTTCAACCGTCAAGACCCCAATGGAGGAAGCCGATGCTTGCTTCAGCTGAATGGTTCATGGACTGGATGGCTAACCGATAAAGGCATCATCACTAAACCATCAGACTTATTCAAACCAGCTACTTGTTTGACCGCAGGGCTTGCCATCTACCAGTACGGTGTTGACCGTTACGGTTTTGGGTGGGGTCCGTGGGCTATCAAGCCGTAAGATAGGCAACCATGAAGGGGCGACACACAACAAGTTGGGTATGCGACAGGTGCAGTACGCGTCTTGTTACCCATGTAAAAGTTTCCGAACCACCAACCCATGTTTGTCTTGGGGGTGAACGGAATAGCACAACAAACAACATCCATCCAATGAAAGAAGAAACCAAATGAATAACATCACCATTGTCGGCAACGCTGGCAAACCAATTGAGTTGAAGTACACCACATCAGGATTAGCGCAAGGCACATTCACTGTGGCAACAACATCAGGTAAAGATGAAAAGAAAGTAACCGTGTGGCACAATGTCACCGTGTTCGGTCAGATGGCAGAGCATGCAGCATCATCGATTGAAAAAGGTAGCCGTGTCATCGTGTCAGGCAAGCTTGACATCTCATCGTATGAGGATAAGAAAACTGGTGAGAAGAAGTGGACAACAAAAATTTTGGCAGACGAAATTGGTTTGACTGTCAGGTTCAATGCTGTGTTCGCAGACAAGACTGAACAAACCATGAAGCAGGTCACCCAAAAGTTTGGTGCTGTGCCGTTCTTGGGTGACGAAGAAGCGTTCTGATGTTCACAGATTTCGGCACATGGCTAAAGGCTGGCATGGATAACGGGTGGATTTCACCGCCAGTTTGTTACACCCATGACGGCATACCTATGTCCATTACCGAGGACGCAGAGTTCACTGACGGGTCAGACCCATGCATCCACATCATAAGATGCTATGAGGACAGGCAACAGAAGGAACAGATTGAAGCGAACAGTTTCCAAACGGTGTGGCGTAACCCATTCAGGAACGATACTGATGAGGGATAAAGGCAAGCCTTCACCATGCCCGTGCGGCGAGCTACCTGTTCCTCGCGAGACGGTGTGCGGTAAACCTGAAGAAGATGACGACGACTGAACTCCCCGATGGCTCATGTGTCCACCCGTGTGGGCATGTTGGCATATGTGACCATTGTGGAACGATAGAAAAAGCTGTCGCAGTGTGGACAGATTTCGAGATAGATGGATGCGAATGTTTATGTCATGTGTTACGGCGACATCTCGCAACAGCAAAGAAGAAGGGTAAAAAGAAATGACAATGCACCCAGCATGGTATGAGAAGGCAAACTGTATAGGTGTTGGTGGGGAAGTGTTTTTCCCTGAGCCACAGATAGGTGTGAACCACCGTGATTTTTTTGATGAGGCACAAACTTATTGCAACAAATGTACGGTACGGTCAGCTTGCTTGGAGTATGCAATGGAAGCTGAGACGAATGACATTCGCAGGTTCGGTATGTTCGGTGGGCTTACACCGCGTCAGCGTGATGCGCTGGCTAAGAGGCGTTCGGGAAAGTGAAAAGCCCCACTACGACACAGAGAAGGGGAAATCTGTGGAGCGGGGCAATTCAACTTGTAACTCTAACACATTATTTGCGGTAGCGTA